CATCACGAAACTCTCCGGGCATCAGCGGCGAGTCATCACCCTTGATGCGAAGCCCGCGAGCCTTGAGGCCAGCCGGAAGATTAGAGAGCGTTCCCGCGTCAATGAGTTGGCGGAGTATAGAAGTGGCGCTTTTTGCGAGGCCACCGATGAGATGTATGAGTCCGGTGCCATAAAAGCCGAGTCCGGGCAAATATCTGTAGTGTGTGAAGTGGAGTCTTTTTTCTTTATCAGGGTCATTTTCATACCAGTTCTTTCTAATAGATAGAATTGTTCTGGAAGACTTATCTATGGTTATTACATAGGGACAGGCCAACCCGTTTGATTCATTGAATGGCGGTGGCATAATCATGTCAGTGTGTATTTCCAACAAGGTGTGCCTGTCGTCATCTTCTATCACTGCCTCTTCGCCATCAAGCTCGTCATACTTTTCCTGAATGTCTGAATAGTCTGGCTCTGGGTCTGGCAGTTCTGTTTCTCTATAGAAACCGTTAAAGATAAGCTCTGCCACCTCATTAGAAGTTTTCTTCATTACATGCGTATATCTTGGGCATGTCGCCAAATCAGATGCGCCGTAGGAAACTACAAAGTCTTCTGCCGGAACAAACATGGAAGCAGGGCGTTTTCTGATTGGGTCATAATATGACTTTTTAAATGCCGACCCCGCAAGCGGAAGCATGAACAACATCTGTTCAAGCTCGTCCCGATACTCTGTCATCTCTTCCGTCAAGAGATAGTTCATTTCATTTTCGACACGCTTGGCCTGTTGTAGCTTTTCTATTGTTTGTTTGCCGACAACTTTAGTGCGGACGGGGCCAGATGCAGGAAATAACTCCCCCATAGCCTGAGCCTGAAACCTTACAACTGCTTCTGTTAGAACAGGGTGGAACACGCCAGAAGCACCCGCCCAAGGCTGGCTTCTTTCTTCAATCTTCATGCCAAGCAGGTCTAGCCCTTTGACGTAGCTTCTTGCCCATTCCTTTCTGGACATGCGGTCGCCATCAAAATCCCCGACTAGCTCTGAGGCCATTGATTGCAAATCTGCCTCATCAAGAAACTCTGCAAGGTTTGCATCGTGGCTAGGGCCAAGTATTTCGTTTGCAATTTCTCCAGAAAAATCTATCAACATTCCGCCGTCTTCTGTTTCCACAGATACAGCCTCTGGATTAACAACCTCTATTTCGATGTTTTCTCCACCCTCAACTTCAATGTCAGAGGGTTCCATTTTCTTTTCTACTGCCACATAAAGTTCCTAACCTTGAAAAATATCCATCATTCTGTTGGAAGTATATGGTTGCGGAAATATGCCCCCAGTATATTGTTGCATCAATCTGGGAAACCCAAAAGCTGGCCGAAGGGAGAATCTCCCCGTTTGAAATAGATTGTTCAAGAGTTGTTGCCTCATAAAATCATCATACGTTATACCTGATTGAGGATACCTGATGCCTGATTGAGGTGGTTGTTCTGGCCTTTGTAGTTGGTCACCAAAGAAAGCCTGTTGCTCTTCGGTCAAGCCGCCAAACATTTTGTCATACTCTTCCTGCTGGGCCGCAAGTTCATTTTGTTGCGCCACCCTCGCATCAATTTCCGCTTGCCTTTGTATTAACAACGCCTGCTCCGCAGGAGTTCTTGCCGCAGTGGTGCCAAACATTTCGCTAACTATTTTAGGGGGCGTTGTTTGTCCTTGATTTTGCATAAAGCGATTATATCTATCTATTTCGCCCTGCCTGTCTCCCGGCCTAATTGCCATACCTGTGAGTCTTTCTATTTCTGCACGGGTTGGGTAGCCATCAGGCATACCCACTGTCGCGGGTCTTGGCATAAATGGTTGTTGCAATGGTTGTTGCGATGGTTGGCGGGTCAAGTTTGCAATGTATGGCCTTAGATATTCTGCCGCACCGCCAAAGATATTTCCTTCGGTTCCGGTCGGTCTATAAGCGGGGCCACCGGGCTGTCCAAAATTTGAGGGTGGAGGCGCGGCATTTTGTTGCTCAGAAAATCCTGTTAGCGTTTCGTATGCTGGCGCTCCACCATAAGACGGCCCTTGGTTCATAATATTAGGTTGATAGGCACCTGCCATCATAAAATTTTGAGAGGGAAAGGGT